GGGTGATTAAAATAATCATACCATGGGTTGAAAGACCCACCCAAATGAGAATTGGCCTGCCAATTAAAAGTTTTAATTTTGACAGGGCGGGAAAACCACTCGCCAAGGGTTAAGCCAGGGGTGTACCCTTCATTGAACGAATCATCAGTGATGGATGGAGCGGCACACACATCATTAGGGTGTGCACCGTCGAAAAATTCAGTGAGCAAGCCACTGGTTGGATTTGTATTGTTATTTGTGTTCGCAGACGATATACGCCCCCAACATCACGCCTATATTGTGGGGGCGGGTTCTTAACCAATCAGCATGGACCGTTAATCCTAAGCATAGGCTCCGACATGAGCATACTTAACACGTATAAATAATATAAACATGGAACGGCACCGACTAAGATCACACACCATCTTGCACATGGGTTGCAAAGTCGGGTCAGGTTTTATTCCCGGAAATGAGAATGCTTTCGCACCTCAACATCAGTAGGAAAAACACTGCAAAAACCAAATATATACGTGTAATATATATACAAAGACCGGTTTATTAAGGAAAACGGGAAAAACCTTTTGGTGTGGCATTTAAGCCACGTTGGTTTCTTTGGCACCAAGCGCTTTAAGCGCAAGATACCGGTCGTGCAATTCCCGATCCTTCTTAGGATCAGGGTGCACAATCATCTCATATTTAGGATCGCGAAGATATCCGTTATCCTTCTTCTCAAGCCACCACCTGCGGAAGTAATCGTAGGTGAGCAATTCACCAGACGTGTCCATAAAGAAAGTAATCTCAATGTCACACCTGTTCATGGAATAATACTCACACATGATCTCGAGGATCCGCTCATAGAAAAGGTTGTAAACGTCCTCACCATGGAAATGAACTTCGAGCAAGATTCCCCGAAATAGATCTGGGATCATGTGCTCATATTGCATTCCAGCGCGCTTCCTAAAGAAAAGGCAAGTTTTGGCCAAGCGTTTAAACTCAAGTGGCGGTCTGCAAGAACCCGTCTCATCAATCACCATAGACCTGCCAAGGAAAATCAACTCCTCATGAGGACTAAATTCGGCAATGTCAGTACCAGTGTTCTTGTGAGCATCGGTGTAAGTGATAAGCTGAGAAAGCTCCTGTTCCATAATACGACAGTTGAGCATATCCGGATAAGTCACGCCAACCAGGTGATCATCTCCATAAGTGACTACATGGACGAGTCTATTGAACATCTCCCGACTGAG